ATTATTTTATGAAATCTTCCATAATTTTTTTATGATTACACCCTTATCCCAGAATAATTTTAAATAAAAACCCTTTACCCAAACGAGAAAATATTATTTTTTACATTGTTTTTTGCATAAAGTATTTAGTTCTTTAGGATAAAATGCGATAAATAAAATATTATATAAATAAATGAATCTTAAATTAAAAAAATTCGATATGGCATCAATTAAAGATGATAAAGTTGTTGTTTTCATCGGAAAACGTGAAACAGGTAAATCTTTCCTTGTTAAAGACTTATTATGGCACCACCGTGATTTACCAGTTGGAACAGTTATTAGTGGCACAGAAGGCGCAAACCAGTTCTATTCCAAAACAGTTCCGCCTATTTTCATTCACGATGAATACACACCAGAAATCATCAATAACTTTGTAAAAAGACAAAAAAAATTAGTAAACAAACAAGTAAAAGGGGACCCTGAATACCAAAATGTAGATACAAGAGCATTTCTAATTCTTGATGATTGTCTCTATGATAACTCTTGGGTTAAGGATAAAAATATACGTGCCCTCTTTATGAATGGTAGGCACTATAAGGCATTTTTTATCATTACAATGCAATATGCTCTAGGAATTCCTCCTAATTTGAGAACTAACGTGGACTATGTTTTTGTTTTGCGTGAACCTTATCACAGCAATCGTAAAAAACTTTTTGAACAATATTGTGGTATGTTCCCTAATTATGAGTTTTTTTGCAATGTTATGGACCAATGCACAGAAAATTTTGAGTGTTTAGTGATAAATAATAATGCAAAGAGTAATAAATTGGAGGATCAGGTGTTTTGGTATAAGGCTGAGCCACATCCTGATTTTAGACTTGGAGCAGAGATTTTATGGAAACAGGCTTCTGCATTGCAGTGTGAGAGTAGTGATGAGGAGGACAATGGAGATTTTTTGTCGAAATATAATAATAATAAGAAGAAGAAGGGAATGCAGTTTGAGGTTAAGAAGACACATAGATAATAAAAAATTTATTTTATCTCTTTTTTATAGAAGAGATGAAAAAGAAAGAAGTAAAAAAACCAAAAATAGTTAGAAATACTAATAATAATTCAACACGTTCTGTCCCTTTCCTTGAACTTCTTGAAGAGAAAAAAAAGAGGACTATTCGCGAAAAAAAACTTGAAAATCTTACTTGGGGTATGGGCATTGAGCATGAAACACAATTTTTCTATGTCCCCACCACTATTTATCATCCCAAAAAACCAATTTATCCTTTAAAAGAAAGTGTAGTTATTGCAACTCAATTACCAGCTCAAGAATTATATGAATATGATACAAATTTGTTACCATCTGATAAAAAATTATTAGAAAAAATAGATTATGAAGAAACTGGTCGTAGATGTGGAGGTAAAATAATTCTGGATAAATTAACATTTGAATATGACGGTAAAAAACAACCTCTTAGAATGCCTGAATTTATTACTGAAGAACCCTTTTCCACATTAAAAAACGCTAAAAATATTTTTGATTATGTTTCTGAAATTATTGAAAAAGAAAGAAGATTTATTTATTTGATTGAGAATGCAAACTCTGTTGAAAAATTTATTAAAGAAAACTTTTTAGCTATCAGACCATATCCTTTTGGAATGTGTTCCGATATCAGGGTGAGAAAAGATTATACATCTGATTTAAAAACATTAGAAAAAAAACATTTTCAAGATTACACAGGAAGTTATCATTACACTGTTACTTTACCATTCGAAAAAAAAGAAAAATATACTGAAGAAGACGAAAAAAAATTCGTAGATATGCATTATAATTTTGGCGCAATGTTTCAATGGATTGAACCTCTTCTTTTAGCTGCATATTTTTCTTGTGACCAAAAATCAGTTGGAACCAACCAAAAAAGAATTAGAGGAAGTTTCAGAGTAGCTAGGGTAGGTTGGGGAAATTTCGCTGGAAGTGATATGCGCAAAAAAAATGAAGATGTTGGTGTCGGAAGATACGCAAATGTTGAACCTTACTGGCGTGACAATTTTAAATTCCACGAAAGTAACAAAACCGAAGCCTGTCGTTCACCTCATTGGCAAGAAGACCAAGCTATCTCATCTTTCAGTAGTAATATACGCACATTTGGTCCAGACCCTTCAAAACCAGATGATCCCAAAGCAAGAATATCTGGTGCAAAAATGACAATTCCGAATGGTATGGAAATTAGAATATTTGACCATTTTTCTTCATACAATTTATTATCACTATTACAAATAATTATATTAGTTGCTGCTAACAGTAAAAGAGTAAATGTGAAAGAATATGTATACAAAGATAAAGAATGGATACAAACAATCCAGAAAATTATGCTCGAAGGATGGAAAGCAGAAGTAAACCCACTTTTCATAAAAAAATTAGAAAATATTATGGATATACAATTTAAATATAAAAGTCTTAGAGCATATGATGTATTAGCAGGATTAGTGGATGAACTATATAATGTAAACAAAGATAGTGATATAGTTTATTTAATGTATGGACCATTAATGAGACCGAAAATACCGATGATAAATAAATACAGCTGGGATTTTGCATTTTTACTTAAAATGGATAGTGATAAAAAAATTAGAAATAAATTTCTAGAACTTTTACTTATTATTTTGGACAAAAATACTGTAAAAGATTTTAATAAAGCTGTTTCTAAAATATTTGGTAAAGTATGGAATAAAAATGCATTAGATATTTTATATTTTTGCTCCACTAAAAAGATATTATCATTAAATGAAAAAGGAAATGAATATAAAATAAATAATAAAATGGTAAAAGAAATTGTAGAAAATATAGAATTTTTTATTAAATTCGAAATACTTATACAATTGGATATATCAAAATTAGCAAATGAAATAAAAAATGCCGATAAATTTCCTGCAGAAAAATATAGAGAAGTAAAAGAAATTAAAAATAGATTTAAAGATTTATATAATATTGATTTGGAATCCAAATATCTTCAACATACATTAAATTGGAAAAAAACATTACCAAATTATAGCTAAAAATTATTTTTTCTTAAATTAAAAAAATTATTATTAGTATTACTAATAATGGTTGAATATAAATGTAAAAAATGTAAAAAAATATTTACTCATTTAGGAAATTATAATTCTCATATTATGCGTCTCTTCCCTTGCAAAGAATCAGAAGAAATTAATATTGAAATTCCTAAAGAAACAATTAATGAAGGTAACGAGTTAGTCTGTAGGTATTGTAATAAAGTTTTTTCTAGAAAAGACGTTTGTCTAAGGCACGAGCGTTCCAATTGTAAAAACAGGAAAAATGATATAGAAGATGAATTAAAACAAACTATTATCAACAACTTCCAAACTTTTAATAATTTCCAAACAATAAACAACTATAATTATCCACCAGAAAATCCGATTAATCCTTTTGGAAAAGAAGATATTAGTTTTTTAACGAACAATATTATGAAAAATATTCTTAAAAATCCAGATAATGGTATTCCTCAACTAATACGTTTAATCCATTTTAATCCAGAACAACCACAAAACCAGAATGTTCGTCTGAAAAATAAAAAAGAGCCTTATCTTAAAGTTTTTAACGGACAAAATTGGGAATTAAGAGATAAAGATGATACCATTCAAGACCTTATAATTAGTAAAAAAGAAATTGCAGATGATTATCTCGAAAATCTGCTTGTCGCTCAAGATATGGAAATTACTAAAAAACAGGATAAAATTATTGACGCTTTAACTCATGAAAAATATGAAACATATACTGAAGCAATCGAAGAATATCTCAATACTATTATCTTAGATGAAAATGATTCCAAAAAAGCAATTATGAATAAATATAAAAGATTATACGACAAATTATATAAACAAATTAATCTTATTCTTATTAACAACTTTCAATTAGCATCACACTTTGAAAAAATTACCAATAAATAATTTTTTTTTGAACGATGAAGTCTAACTCATTACCATATTTTTTATTTTTTGAAAAAATATGAAATTTTTTTTATACGTAATATTTTTTTGAACGATGAAGTCTAACTTATTACCATAATTTTAATTTTTGAAAATATGATAATAATATTTATTTTGGTAATTTATTCTATAAAAATGGTAATAAATAATATTTTTTGAACGATGAAGTCTAACATATTACCATATTTTTTTAATTTTTCTGTGTTTTTTAAAGAAAAAAATATAGATAGTAAACATAATTTTTATTTATAGTATTTTTATCGACTTTCGCTATAAAAATATATTTTATTTAATTACATGTTACTATCTATTTTTCATTTTTTTTATTATATTTATCAATCTTTTTTTAAAATCGTTCATTTTTACAATTTATTGTTAAGGTTTTCAAACGTTTAAAAAAAAAACAGGTCAACATTTTATCAAAGACTTATTACCAAACGTTTATTGGATAAGATAAAAAATAAGAGTTATGGTGATAAAATACTACCAATTGATTTTTAAGGTAGGGAAAAATACTTTTTATGGTAATGTAAAAATTATTTTTATGGTAATGCATTACCATAGAGTTTTTATAATTATGGTATGTGATTACCATAATATTTTTACTCTACAATTTTTATCTATAATAATTACCATAAATAAAATCACTTCTTTATTCTTATAATTACCATATTATTACCACACTTTTTTATATCGGCAAAAAACAGGCCATGAACGGTGGTTTTTGGCGCCGGTCGGACCCATTTCGAAAAAATTAAAAACCTAACCGCCCTCCGCAGGATTTCTGCGGAATTAACGGTTTTTTAGGTCGATATGCGTTAAAAATGAGTTTTTATTACCATCCGTGGTAATACGGAAAAACCCTGCCTTACCATGTGGCGGTTTTTTTTATGGTAAGCATGCGACGACGGTAGTATTTTTTGTTATCAGCAATTTAGTAAGTTAATATTTTATAGTTTATTTTTCTATTGATCGTTTTTAGTTGTAAAAATATTTTTTTAAGGGACATTGATTAAATTTTGGATAATTAAAAAAATCAAACGACCATTACCATTTTATTACCATGACGTTATAGGGTTAAAAAATATCGAATTACCAAAACCCCTTACCATTTTTCTATTGTGCAGACGGGGGGAAAAATTTGAAATCAAAGTCGTTTCTATAAATAGCATTTTTTTTATATTAACCAAAATTACCATTTTCACTTTTTATATATTATAAACTTGAAAAAAAATATTGCAGCATTTTAGTCAATTTGTTTTTTATCATACGTTTTTATTTTTATATATTATATTATTTTATATATCATTATTTATCATTAAAATATAATTAAATAATAATAAAATTAATAAAAAAAATAAAAAATGAATGGTTCAAAAGTGATCAAAAAGTTAGAGGTACTTCAAAAATAAACCATTTATGGTAATTCAACTTTTTAAAAAGTTGTTCCTTTTGTGGTAATACCCCTTTTATGGTATATCAATCTTAACAAACAAAAAAACTGAAAAATACAAAACGAGCAAGATGTTGTCTGATAATGTTAAAAAAAAGCCCGATTTGGGGATAAGCATGGTAATAAAAATTATCATAACTTTATTTTTTTAGAAAAAAACTTATTATCATTATGGTAATAAAAAAAATAAAATATTTTTCTAACTTTTAATGAATTCTGGATTTATGGTAATAAACTACCATGCAATTCTTCGCTTCGAAATTATTTTCTAAAATCTCATGGTAATCCATGGTAACAAAATGACTTTCTGAAAACCACCGCACATAATTCAAAAAAAATCAAAAATAGCTTTTCGTTCATAATAAACTTTTTATTTTTTTCATATCCCTTACCAAAAATGGTATTATGGTAATAACAAATTTCATTTTTAACCCCATGATAAAAGGGTGCATGATAATATTTATTACCATTTTCATTAAAACTCCACTTAAAAAACAATCGTTCATCATAATATATGGTAATGCGTTGAATGAAGTTATATGTATTTTATAAAGTAATAAATGTAAATATGGTAGTCTTTTTTTCAAATGGAGTTTTGCGTTTTTAAAAATGGTAATAAAATGGTAATATTCCATATTTTACAAATCATCCTTTTTCGTTTTTTTAACTTTTTATTTTTTCTATTTTTCCATCGTAATAACATTACCAGAACCATCATGTCAAACTTACATTCATCGTAATTGGTATTTATCAATATAGTTATCAATGATTATATCAATAATATACCAAAAAATATATTAAAAACATCAAATCCATTGATAATTTGATTTATGAAAAAAAGATAGAAATTTTTTTAAGTGAATTTTTTAATAAAAATAAAATGATGAACACAAATATTTATTTATTATCATATTATGGTAATGATTAATAAGAAAAATAATATTGCATTGGTATTTACATGGTATTCTAAAAAATGGTAATAAAAAAACCACGGTTATTTTTAATTATTACCACGTTTATGGTATTCATACTTTTTATGGTAATAAAACATTGTAATTAAATAATACTGGATAATATATTTTAAATGCGATATATAATGTAAAAAAAATATATTTTTGTATTTTGTTACAGATTATATGTAAAAATATACCATATGGTAATCAACAATTATTTTTTATAAAATTATTTTATTACCATTTATCCATAATAATTATTTAAAAAGATAAATATTAAAAATATTTATTACCATATTTATTACCATAATTTTTTATAATTTAATTATGGTATGAAAATTTAAATTATTGTTATTTATTGATTAAAATATTTTTTAAAAATATTTTATTGATGATGCCATAGAAATTTTTTTAAGTTAATTCTATAAACTCGATTTTGATTTTTCGATTTTTAACAGTATTGATAAAAAAATTAAACGTTTTCACTTTTTCAATATTTATTTTTTCAATATTATTGATAAAAATATTTTAATAAAAATGTGATAAAAAAGTAAATTAGCGTTATGGGATTTTTGTGAAAATATCGAAAAAAAAATCATTATAACTTTTTTGTTATAATGAATTAAAAAATACCTTTACAATAGTTCTTTTCCTGAATAATATATTTTCTTATGAAAAACTGGATTAAATATATTTCAGAAAACAAAAATGCAATAAATGCATACGCAAACTGGTTGTCTGGATTACACCTGACTGCAATAATAATTGCTAATATTACGATAAAGATAATAAAAATAGAAATAAAAAGACCACCAATACCTCTAGTATTAGAAAGATAATTATCAAAAGTTTCATAAATTGGAACTTTTCCAATTTCTTTATTAAATGCGCAATTCATGATAATCATTCGTATTTTATAAAGAGATTTTATTTTATTGTAATAAGAAGAATGAAAATTGATATAAATATTATCTTTATAATCATAATTATAATTATTACATTGGGTTTTAGTATCCATAAATTAGTTACATTTATTGTTAATAAAAAGAAAAAAGAACAGGTTCGTATATTATTAACTTATGAACCGTCGAAAAAAGTTAATTATGCACCTTCCAGAAATTTAGCAATAATGAAATATCTAATGACACCTAAATATTTATGGAAAATATTCCATAAACAATATATCAATGTATCAAGGTATAATAATAATGAAAATATTTCACCAAAAAAATTTCTTAGTTTAGAATCAACAAAAATGGAATCTAATTATTATTTTAATTTGGTGAAAAATAATTCAGCTGATAATCTTTTTATTTTGCAGAATATTCCCAAAAAATATTATTCCACATTTATTCTACCTGAAATATCCAAAATGTTCCCAAATCCAGAAAAAATTATTATTTCCATAAAACTACTTGTCTGTTCTCAATCCATAAATTTTCCTACGTTGTTTTACAAAAATGACATATTTATTTGTTCATTATCTTCAATTGGAGAAATATTTTATGCTGAACCGAATATTACTAGTGAATTGGAACCTTATGTTTGTTATCCATTTTGTAGAAAAAGTTTGGAAGATAAATTAAAAATTGAATTAAGGAATGGAGATTTAATTTATATACCGAATGGGACTTGTTTTAGTCTTAATCTTAAATATAACAAAAATCAAATACTTTTTATAATTGAAATTGATAATTTCCAAAAAAATGGAAAAAATGATAAAGAAATAAATTTAATCAAACTTGAACAAATACAAATGAGAAAGATTGATAGAAAGGTTTTACATAAAAATCTGAATAAAGATGAACAAGAATTATTATTACTTGAAAAACACGTAAATGAAAAATCTTTAGAAAAATCCATAAATAACCCTTTATAATATTACATCAGTATTTCATTTATACTTTTTGTTGTATCTTCTGAAAAAAAACTCCTTATATCTACTGTTTCTTCTCCAAGTAATTCATAAGGTTCAGATATATAATCATCATCTAGATCATTTATATAAAAGTATTCATTTTCCGAACTATTATCAATATCACTTATTACTTCACCAATAATAAGGAAATATTCTTCAATTGATTGTTCTAACATTTTTTTTATTTAGATAGGTTTAGAATAAAATACTATCGATTTTTTTTAAAAAAAAATCTTTATAATATTATAATGGCAGGAGAACGTCACTTCACAGTAGTTGTAAATGGAAAGGAACACGGTTCTTACACCGGTTCATCTCCATCCTCAGCAGCCCGCAAAGTTGTTAGCAGAATGTGCAAAGAAACCAAAGCAAAGAAAGTAGAATTTAGTCTTCGTGAAACTACTCAAGGTTCTAAGAAAAAAACTTATGGCCCTTATTCTGGTCACGTCGAAAAACTTAAAGAACCCATTGAACTTAAAGGTCGCACAATCAAGTATAAGCCAGTTGTACATTTGAAATAAAAAATGATTTTTTAATTTACTCTTTTTTATTTAGTAAAAATAAGTAAGTCCTTATTATCAATCTATCCAACCTTGGAAAACAGATTTGAATCCAGAAATTTTAAACCAAACCTACCAAGAAACAATTATCCATATATTATTCCCTCTCTTTAAAATAGTTTTACTATTCCAAATGATAGTGTAATTACGAATGAACTTCAAAATTCAAATTCGGTTTGTATTGATTATCATACTGCTTTGAATAATATATGTATCAATGAACAATCAATATATTATTCATATTGTCCTTTAAATAATCCAATTCAAGATAATCATTGTTCTAAATTAAATAATCCGATTAGCTTGAAAATGATAGGTATGATGTTTTTATTTATATTTTATACAACAGTTACAATAAATGCTATTGCATTTAGTTTTTACAAATATAGATACGAAAATGGAAATCCAATTATTTATTTTTTTATGGGAGTAGTTTTTGCATATTTTTTCTGGGTTAATTCTTGAATAAATGTTTAGAATAAGTGAAAAAAAATTCTATAATAAATTATAAATGAAAAAGTCAAATTTAAGTATTGACAATCAAAATGCTCTATTAATTCTTCTTGGCTTTATTGTTGTAGTAATTATAATTTTTTTTGTAGTTAACTCAGTCAAACGAGATGATGGACCAAGACCTAGTAACAATTTATCTCTCATTCCCAGTTGCAGTAGTGGAGGATGTGGTAGACCAGCACCTGAAGAAAGAGATTATGGATGTGGTGATAATATTCCAATCGTAGGTGTTGTGGGTGGTTATGGTAAAACTTATTGTGTTGATTTAATAGCCGATGTAATGAGAACCAGATACAGTATTGGTAAATTAAATAAGAATGGTATAACTATCGATAACAAATGTGAAAATAGTCAATCTATGCATTTGGAAAAAATGTTGTTAGACCCATCAGTTGATGCGGCTGTTCTTGGTTTAAGTTGCAATGGTATTGCTAGAGCAGGATTGGGCTTTAATAATTGTGACGTTGGTGTTTTCTTAAATAATAGAGAACCAAACGGAAAAATGGGATACCACAATTTATTATACAGACACATTTGTGATAATGGATGCGCAATTGTTAATTGTGATGATCAATATCTTGATTATTTAACAAAAATGATGCCATTAATGAAGTGTAAGATAATATGCTTCAGTGCAAATAAGAAATCTTTACTTCTAACAACTGCGGTTAAGAAAGGAAAACCTGTTATTTATTACGATAATGGAAAGATAATCTACCAAGAGCCAAATAGAATTTTGTCATTCAATGTTCAAAATGTAAATAGCAGAATAGAGATTGAAGCAATAATGGCTGCTATTGGTGTTTCTATATATTTGGGTTTTAGTGAAACTGATATCAAAAATAATTTATAATAACTTCTTTTATATAGTATGGATATAAAAGATATTTACAAAGCAAAAAATAATACACCAAAAGAAATATATCGGACTTTTATATCATTATATTATTTTTTATTATTTAATGATAGAATAAAATTTATTGAGAAAAAAGAGAATTGTGTGAAAATGTTTTCATACTTGTTTAATAATGATATAGATTTATATGCTGATTTTTTTTTGGAGAATTTCATAAAAACAAAAAATGTATTTTTCTTCACACTTTATAATCAAATTCCCATTGATTTTTTAAAATACCCAGATAAAAATTTCTATCTCAAATTTCCATTTATTACTTTCTCAGATTCCAATTTTAAATACTCAAATAAAAAATTTATAAACAAAAAAAACGTTCTTGATATAGATACTTTATGGAAAAGATATTTAAAAAATTATTATAACACAAAAGAAAGTCTTAATAAAATTAAATATGTTGAAGACTCTAGATATGACAATTTCCAAATATTATTTCCTATTAAAAACTTCTTCTTATTAAATCCAATTAATAAAACTTTGTTTATTTACGAAAATTATCCCATAATATGCAGTAAATATATCATTAATTCAAATAAAACATTAACTTTATTAAATTATTACAAAAAAATTACATATAATAAATATAAATATATAATAGAGCCTATAACACTTATAAATTTAAAATATATAACTGTTCTTGAAAATATAACGAAAGAAGATATTTTAAAATGTTTTAAAAATAATATTATAAAAAAAAATACTTATCTTTATCATCAGAATAATACAAAACAAATTATTAAATTTAATAAAAATTATTTATATTCATATTATACTTTAACACCATATTCTAGAATATCTGACCCGTTATATTTCGAAAAAAAAGAAAAATATTTAACAAGAGAATATATTACAATAAAAGATATTCATTTTATAGATATCTCAACAAATATATATTTGAATAATATTTTAACAAAACATATTTATAAAAATTCAGTTGATGGACTTTTTTCTTGTTTTAATAAAAATATAATAAAGAAAAAATCTAAATTATGTAATTATGAATTTGTTAATCCCAAAAAAAATATATCCAGAATTAACTATAACAGAAAACAAGCTCTTTTACTTATAATATGGAAAAATATGAAATATATTGACAAAGAAATTAGTTTTATAACATTTCTTGAACTACTCGGTATTAATTCATACTTTAATATTATGAGTCTTGTCGAAACTAATAATGGACCGAAAATATTAGGAGAAGAAATATATATTAAACAAGAAGTTGCAGATTCTTCAATAAAACCGGTAATGTATTATCAAGAAGATATTTCTAAATTTCATTTTAGTGATAAAGATTATAAAAATTTATATTATTAAAATCTTATATAAAATATATGAATTATTCAGGATATGGTTTTATTGGTTTTGCCCTATTATTTGGCATGATTTTCTGTATTATTAGTTCCAAAAATATTGAACAACAAGAATTCATAAATACTTTAGATATGAAACAATTAGAAGTTTATAAATCCATAATCTCTTTCAGATTTAATTTATGGCTTCAAGGAATCGTTTTAGGATTTGTTTTTGCTGTTTTAGTGCTCTACTTTGTTAATGATAAATTTAACACCTACGGAAACGCTCTTCTTTTTACAGCAGTCTTACTATTCGTTAATTACATGTTCTATACTCTTTACCCAAAACCCGCTTGGATGTTAGAATTCACTCAAAATAATAAACAAGTAAAAGAATGGCTTGATGTTTACAAATTTATGAAAATTAGATATCATTGGGGTCTTTTAGCAGGTGTTGGTGCGTTTTTTCTATTGAGTCTCGCATTCTTTGACTACAAGATTAATCGTATAATCGTCTAAAATTCTTTTATACCTCTCTCAAAATGAACCTCTCTACCATAATTAAATGCATTCGTTCTTGCTCCAACTATTATCATAAATCCAGTATCTCTATCATAACCCATTTTTTTTAACATACATAGAACAAACCCACAACTTCTTTGTTGTCCAGCTACACAATGAACCAAAATTTTTTTACCATTTTTATATTCTTCAATAACAGAATTTATAATTTTTTGTGTTCCATTTATAAAATTATCGATTTCTTCTTCTCTACCATTATCATCACATCCGACTCTATAATATTTTATAAAATATTTTTCTAAAATATCATTTGGTATTGTTGTTACTGGTAACGGTTCATAAACATTCGGTAAATTTTTTGTGCAATTAACTACAACAGATATATTATTTTTTAACAAAAAATGTTTATCCTCGGATGACCTAACATCTCCTATCCATAATCCATCTATGATTTCATTAGCATTCATTTATTTATTTTTATATTATTATTTTCATATTATTTCGCAACAATAGGTCCAGCACCCTCCTGTGAATCATCAGTTGCCGCTAATTGTCTCGAAAAAACTTTGTCCGCAAAACCCTGTGTCTGCTGCCAAGCATCATCACCCTCAAACATCTGTCCAAATATAGACATTAATGGTCTAGGCAATATCTGGTCATCCTCAAATGTTCTAGGTATATATTTAAATTCAACAACAGGTGGAGGACAAGATTGATTAGATTGGACATATCCAACTACCACTAAACAAATCCCAACTAATAAAAATAAAATTACTATAGCTCTCATCTTAAAATAATAAGCTAAAATAATTTTACTAAAATTATGTATAACCTCTTGCATTACCATTTGTCTGTATCCAAGCATCTGAACCCTCAAACATTGAACCAAAAATTGTAATAATCGGTCTAGGCATACTCTGTTCCTCATTAAATGTTCGTCCAACGTATTTAAAGTCCATAACTGGTGGAGGACAAGTCTGATTAGATTTTAAATATCCAACTATAATTATACAAATTATAACCAAAAAACCTAATATAAATAATGACCTCATACTATCTAAAATAAATTTTTTATATCTTTCACAAAAAAAAAACAATAACTTACCAAAAATAAGTTATTACATAAATATATTAAAAAATTAATTCCATATCCCTCTCTCCTACCTGTCCTCCTGCTTCCCTCCTTCTAACTCCCCCCTGCTTCCCTCTAACTCCCCTCCTGCTTCCCTCCCTAGGTGCGGGGTTGGGGCCCCGCCGAGGGGCAACGCCCCGAGGATTTTTGGCTATGCCAAAAATCAGAAGATGTCCTTCACAATACTGCTTAATATCTTCGCCTTCTCCTCTCTTGTTGGCTCTCTCTGTGCACATCCAGCATCAAAATTCTTTCCTGCTGCAGCCATCTCCCTCCTCTGCATCCAAGGATCAGCATGTTTTCCATCGTCCAATCCAGCCATCAATCCCAAAGCCTCAGTTGTATCACCACCAGTTCCTGCTGGGTGTGATACTCCATCTCCCTCACAAGCGCTTGGTCCCATATTTGGTGCCTCGCCCTCATTCAATCTCGTGAAAATTCTATCCTTCTCATCAACAATATCTCTCAACTCTCGAATCTTCTGCTCAGCCTCCTTCTCCTCCTCATCAGTCTTCTGTTGATAATACTTTCTCTTCTGATTCTCCTCTCTTGCAGCCTTCTTTCTCTCCTCAGTTTCCTGTGCATATAAATCATCCTTATACTTACGATTCTCCTGATACTTCTTCATCAAAGTATTCAATTGGTCATTTGCATATTCTTGCTCAGCAATATTATCTGGGTTAGGATCCCAAGGTAACCAATATCCAACTTGTCCAACAAAAACATGAAAATTTGGGTCTCTTCTCTGTAAAACTTTCGCTCTTACTTCAGCCTCTCTCTTTGACTCATAAACACCACGAACCTTCAATCCACGAATAGATGTCTGAAAATCATTATCATCATTGAACTTCTGATTGATCTTATCCTCATTCGCATAAAGAAAATCATCAAATTTATCATTCACATTTAGTGTATCAATAAATTCAGGAGTTAATTTTTCGGGATCCAACTTACTTGGATCCATATTGCTCTTAAGGTCCTTTAAAAACCATTTAGCAAATTCCTTTACAATAATTGTCTCCTTTCTCTTTAAAACCTTGTCAGGTGATATAAAAGATAAACAAACAAAATTCTGCCCTGGAATGGGCTGATCTACCTCAAGAAAATCTTCTACTACTTCAGACTTAGACATTTTATGTAAAATATAATAAAGTTTTTTTTAAACTAAAACGTAAACATATTTAGAAATAAATAAAATATTTTTTCTCCTGTAAAATTATAAATGCAAGCTCAAAACGGTTTCCATATCGGTGAAGTTGTTAAAAGAATAGCCAAATATTTAATTGAAGGTTTAGCAGTTGGTTTAGCCGCTTACATCGTCCCAAGAGTTCGTGGTGTTGTTCTTCCATTCGATACAGTCTTAGTTATTGCACTTTGTGCCGCTGCTGTATTCGCAATTCTTGATCTTTACAGTCCATCTATTGGAACTGCCGCTAGAAATGGTGCAGGTTTAGGCTTAGGCTTTAATCTAGTTGGTTTTCCTGCTGGTGGTATGATGTAATAATATTTTATAACTAATATATATATATTAGTTAATGGAAAATAATACACAAAATAATCTTCAAAAATCTCCTGAACCCCCAAATAATGATTATGAAAAAATAGAAGAAGAATCTCCCGAAATGGATGAAGATTCAAAAAAATTATCCAGATTATATGCAAGTGCCCTAAAATATTTTAGTTTATACATAATCATGTTCCTCATTATGTCATATATTAGTAACAATTATATTGCAGGAATTGGTATGAATTTTATTCCCTTATTTCTTCCAGTCGGTAAAACTTTTCATCCAAAACCTGTCCTCGGAACTCTTTTCCATTCCAATACTCTCCCCAAAAATTCAGACAAATTCTTTAAAAAAATGAATCTAACAGTTAAAGGCTGTCGAGAATCAGCAACCTATTACGAATTACTTGAAATGGGCGGAAATTTTATTAGCATCTTAAAAGGTCTTACCGGACTTTCATCAATTCTAAACGAAGGTAATAAAGCAGAAGTTAGCACAACTCCAATCTTTCTTGTTAATTACGATAATCAATGCTGGTATCAAAAACTTGTATTAGTTTTTTTTGGTGCTATCCAACTTATCATAGGTATAGCTACTACAATGTTTTCCAGTTTCGCATATCTATTTTCAGGAAAACACGGTTATCTTCTTAATTTACCAGAAGAAAAAAGAAGACTCGAAAAACAACAAAAATTCCCATTCAAAGACCTCGGAGTTTCAATGTTAAAATCTAAAACCGACCAAGCTGAAATTAAATCCGGTTGGACCAAATTCGCCGTATTCTTTAACTTCATTAACTTCATTTTTGTAGACAAACTCACATATGGAACAAGATATTTTATTGAAGATAAACACAGCTCTTTTATGGACCGTTTTAAATATTTTCTTTTAATCGTTTTTGTTCTCATTATTATTCAATCATTAAAAGGCGCTTATAGTGAAACTGCCGCTGGAATAACCGGAGGAATTATACTTATTATTATATTATTCGTATTCTTCGCTAAAAGAATTCTTAATCCCAAATTTACTCCATCACCATTCGCAAATTATGAAGGTTTCCTTAATGAAATTCAAATTGCAGCTGCAACAAACAAATCACCAAATAAAAATATTACATTTAATGACCTCGAAAAAGATATCACAAATCTTAAAGATACTCTCAATAAAGCCATCAAAAATTATTCCAATGCCGCAGAAAAAATCGCCAGAAACCTTAAATTCGAAAAAATACCTCAAAAATCATTTAAAGAACAACTTAAAGAACAAATGGACCGCTTCAAAAAAGCTGTCAGTAAAGCCGAAAAAGAAGATACAGAAACCACCAAAACTACGGAAACGGAAACTACAAAAACAGGAACTACCACATCTTCAGTTGAAAAAGCTGCTCAAAATGCACAAATTCTTTCTCCAATCGGTCAATTATCAAATAAATTAGAGGCAAAAGCTTTAGCAGGAGGAAGTATTAAAGTGAAACCCCAATATAAAAAAATAATTCAAGAAATTAAAAATGAATTGTCCAAAAATTAACTAATTATAATATATGCATCAAATCTTTATTTTCAGAAGAGACCTACGCATCCATGATAATAATACACTTAATCATCTCCTCCAATTCCCAGAACCTATCATACCTATATTCATTTTCGACCCCATACAAATTAATCCAAAAAAAAATAAATATTTCTCCAATAATTGCGTCCAATTTATGTGTGAATCTCTTGATGAATTATCCAAAGAAATTTCAGAAAATAATGGAAGCTTAAATTATTTTAATGATGATCCAGTCAAAGTTTTAAAAAAAATTATAAAAAAAATGGATATATGTAGAATTGGATTTAATATGGATTATACTAATTTTTCTTGCGAAAGAGATGAAAAAATTAAAAAATTCTGTGATGATATTAATATCCAAATTATTACATTGGAAGATATAACTATTTTACCGGTAGGTTCTATTAAAACAGGAAGTAATACTATTTACCAAAAATTTACTCCTTTCTACAATAAAGCTAAAAAAAATCCAATTCCAATCCCAAAAACAAATAAATTACATTTTGCTAATATAAATCTCGGTAAAAAAATTAATATCCATAAATTTTACAAAAAAAACCCAAATATACTCCATAAAGGCGGTAGAACAAATGCTATATCTCAATTTACCAAAATTCCAACCGATTATATCCATACACACGATATACCTTCTATAGCAACTACTGAAATGAGTGCATATAATAAATTTGGATGCATTTCTATAAGAGAATTCTGCCAACACGTAAAAAATCAGAAAGCAATTCTACGACAACTCTATTTCAGAGATTTCTATTATAATGTTTACTACTTTAATAAAAAACTTTTCCAAAAAACTTCCAATCCAAAATTTCTCCATATAAAATGGGATAATCCAGATAATAAACTTAAACTTTTTTATTCAGGTCAAACTGGATTTCCAATTATCGATGCAGGAATTAAACAAATGCTTAAAACAGGATTTATGCATAATCGCGTCAGAATGTTAGTCGCCAGTTTTCTTTCAAAAGATTTATTATATGACTGGAAAATCGGTGAACATTTTTTCTCAACAAATCTATATGATTATGACCCCATACAAAATAATGCTGGATGGCAAACAGTTGCTGGAACAGGTGTCTCCGCCCTTGAATGGTTTCGTGTTATGAATCCTTGGACTCAAACTAAAAAATTTGATCCTGAATGCATATATATAAAAGAATGGATACCTGAATTAAGAAAAGTCCCAATTAACCAAATAATAAATTGGGATACTGAATATGACGATAAAATTTATTTTAAACCAATCGTAAATCATAATGAAAGAAGAGATATTATGCTCAAAAGATATAAAGAATCTATACAGAAATAGTTACTGTTTTCTGCGGTAAATCAAACATATTTTCTTTCTGTAATATCATCTGCATAATCATTCTAGATAATCCAGAATTTTCTGAAGGAACGAAAAAATTTGCCTGCAAAATCATATAAATATCTCTGATACACTCATATACCTGTTTCCACTTATCCTTAGAAAAATAATGAATATTGTGCACATCCTTCTCAGGAATTGTATATCTTATAAAATTTATTTTCGGTAATTCTCTCTTAAAATTTTCTAACGCATAATAATCATCACTCGCCAAAAAAACTGTATTTATATTTGTATGTTTGCACAAATATTTTAAAATCTCAACCTTTCTATTCAAATTATTCTTTAAATCAGTATTCCTATAATGAACAGCAATATATTTCCCTTGTATTAGTTTTTCCTTCTTTAATTTATCCATAATATTCGGCTGCACTCTTAGACCCTTTATAAAAACTCTTCCCTTTTTACCACTAGTTCCAGCAACAAATTGTATATTCTCATTCTCCTTTAAATTTTTACTTATCCTATTACCCAAAATAGTATATCCCCTATCTATTATTTTTAATGTTCCTTTTTTCATATCATCAATTGTCAGATTTTTATAGGTATAATCTGGAGGAATCATATCATATGTATCACTGTATTTTAAATTGTCTTTTATTATGAAAAATTCTGAAAAATTATTATTAAAAGCCTTATGAGCACGGAAATCTATAATTAAAAATCTTTTTACATTCTTAGCAACATTAATAGCTCTCCATAATCCACCCAAAGAATGAGCTAATCCACCAGATGATTTATAAATTAAAAATTTATCAGCCATAATAATTTATATAATGGGTTTATTTTATTTTTTTATAATTATCCATATATTATGATTTATGTATCATTAGGTCCAAATTGTCATCCAGCAGGTAATTTAAAACATCTTAAGTTCAGAGATAATAGCTTACCATTCGACTGGCTTTTGATGGAAAGTCATTTGGGTATAAAATATGTAAATGATAATATAAATAAAAATTTTTCATTATTTACTAAAGAATTAGATTCCAAAAAAAATAAAGTTTTCTCCAAAAATTATCCTGAAACACTATTCTTCCATCATAATCTTATTAAAGATCCCTCTCTTATTGAAACTTTTAACCGTAGAGGACAAAAATTTATAGATTTAATAAGCGATGAAAGTAACTCAATTATTTTTCTGTATATGCTTGAACTTGACGTTTACAATAATAAAGAAAAATTTAATATTTTTTTACAATCCATAAAAGAATTTGAAAATAATGAAAAAATAAAAGCAGAATTTAAACTTATCATCTATATTAATAACGATAATACCCAATATGAACTAATTCTTTATCCAGAAATTAACT